TGGAAAGAAAACACAAGCGACATCAATACATTAAACGCAGCACTTTCTCAATTAAGAAAAGTATATTCAAGTCTTACAAGCGAGGAAAGAGCACACCCGTATGGACAATCAACACTCGACCAGATACAAAGGCTTGAACGAAGACTAAATGTATTGAGGTCTGAGATGTCAAGACCATTAAGTTTTAATGCCGCAATGGGATTGCCTGAAAAAACCCTTGACGACATTTCCTACAAGATGCAGCGTCTTCGTGCGTACAAACAAGGAATCGACTTGACTAAGCCTAATGCTGCAAACGAAATTAAACAGGTTGACGAGGCTCTTGCAAAACTCCAAAAGGATGCTGACAAATGGATGAGTAAGTCACAAGAAATGATTAAGAGTAACACGGCTCTTGGTCGTTCTTGGAACTATATGAAGAATCGTCTGGCTTTCTACTTTACCGTTGGTGCTTCTACGCAGTTTGTTAAGAACCTTATCGAAGTACGTTCTCAGTACGAGATGAACGAGCGTGCTCTAGGAATCCTAATAAACAGTGCAGAACGAGGAAAGCAGATATTCCAAGAGCTTTCAAATATGGCTCTTGTGTCTCCATATACTCTTATTGAACTTTCTGCCGCAGCAAAGCAGTTGACCGCCTATGATGTTGCTGCAAAAGACGTAGTTGACACAACGCGCCGTCTTGCTGATATGGCTGCTGCCGTCGGCATTCCTATTGAGCGCCTGACGTATGCTCTTGGACAAATTAAGGCTTACGGATACCTTAACGCCAGAGATGCTCGTATGTTCTCAAACGCTGGTATTCCTCTCGTTAAACAGTTGTCGGAATACTATACAGAGCTTGAAGGAAAACTTGTGAGCACGGCTGACGTCTATGACCGAATCAAGAAAAAAGCCATCGGATACAACGACGTTATGCAAGTTGTAAACAAGATGACCGACGAAGGTGGAAAATTCTTTGATTTCCAAGCAAAGATGGCAGACACGTTAAAGGTTCGTCTTGCCAACCTTACGCTGGCGTGGAACAACATGCTGAATGAAATTGGGCAGGATAGCCAAGGATTGCTTAATTGGGGTGTTGGCGCATTAAAAAATTTATTTCTTCAGTGGAAGAACTTTGAGTCTGCACTGAACAGTTTGGCAATGGCTGGTGGGTTAATTGTTGGAATAAGAGTACTAAATGTCCTTCTTGTTAAGTCTGGCGTTCAGTGGGGAATATTAAGCAAACAAATGACTACTGCTGGTATCGCTGGTGGCGCTGTCGCTGGCAAACTTGCTACAGTTGGTGCTTCACTAAAGGCACTTGTTACATCTCCAATGACTTGGTGGACGTTACTTGCATTTGCCATTGTTGAAGTTACTCGTGCATTAATGAATATGGATGAGGCACAAAAGAAGCTTAATCAGTCAATCAGAGATGGCGCAAAAGACAATTACGAGAACGTTTCAAAGTTCTTAGAGAGGTACAAAGGGTTAAGGGAAAGTCTTTACAAGACCGAGAGAGTAGACCTTCCAGAAAAATATAGGAGCATAGACGGAAAAGAATACAACAAACAAAAAGAAGTCACTACTGTTGTTGATATTGACAAGAGGGAGGCTACTAAAGCTTGGGAGGCTGTTCGTGAGCAGATTGAGCTTACGACAAAAAACGCAAACGACTATATAGGAAGCCTTGTAAAAATAAGCAACATGAGCGAGCGTATCAGAAAAGGCTTTGCAATCCTCGAAGATATTGCTGCCGTTAACGCCGCTCTCAAAGACGCTGGAGATGACGCTGTCGAAATTAGTGGAGATTTTATGAATTTATTTGGTCTCACAATAGGCGACGGACTTATTACAAACTTAAAAGACTACGCAGACAAGCTAAAAAGCATCACCGACCAGTACGGAAGTCTTGAAAATGCACAGATTGCTGCGCAGCAAGGCGTAGATGGAATCGCTGGCGATTTACATAATCTAGACGTATATCTAGGAACATTGCAAGTTGACCTAAAAAAGACAACTGACTCTATTTTAAACTTTATACAGCTCAAAGGATGGTCTGGCGATGTAAACAAGATTAGTGAAACCTTTTCTATCGCCTTTAACAAGATTGCTCTTGAGAACAATCTTACACCACAACAAGCTACGCAGCTCCGCGTCCAAGCAGCTCAAGCGGAATACGATGCCATACAAAATGCTCTACAAAGACATATTGCAGACGAGAATGTTGCTCTTTCAAAGGCTCGCGACGACAACGAAAAGTCGGATATAGAAAGCCGAATGAGAGTATATAAAGACGACCTTTCGTTTATGCAAAGCAACACTGCACAAAGCAGAGTTTACTGGGAAGATTTTACAAAGTGGATGAGTGAGCAGCACAAGTCTGAAGTTCAGGCAATGTTTAAGGGGCAGAGCGCTGAGCAAATCAGAATGCTTGACTTTACTAAAGGTGAGTACAATAAATGGGTCGTTGAGCTTGCGCAAAAATATGCAAAAGAGCACGGTATGTCATACAAGGAGGTTTTTGACCAACTACGCAACTACATACTCAACGCTAATCAATGGTCAATTAGGATACCAGTCATGCTTGACATCCAAAATCTTTCTTGGCTACAGGAAGATTTTAAGAACCGACTTCCAGAGTCAAGCCTTGACGTAAGCCAATACAAGACTCTTTCTTCTGCAATATCAGATTGGCAAAAGAAAAGAAAAGAAGGTCTTGAGGAAATTCAACGTCTTGAAAAAGCTGGAATATACTTAACTACTGGAGGAACTGAGGCTGACAGAGAGCACTATGCAGAGGTACAAAAAGAAGTATCAGATGCGACTGCGGCTCTTAAAGCATATAAAGCAGAGCTTACAAAGGGAAGCGGCGGCAAAAAGAAAGACCCGATTCTTGATGCATTGAAGCTTGAGGCAAGCCTCGTTGAGAAACTGCAAGGTGAGTACGACAAGCTGACGAAGAGCGGTGCATCTCAGGAGAGTGCTCTCAACACCGTCTGGGAGTCGTACGGAAAGACTATCCGTCTTCTGAATGTCCAGCTGAGCAAGTTCGGTCTCCCACAGCTGGACATCACTCAGCTTATTACTGGCAAAGACCCGCACAAGGCTCTTGAGCACTTCCAGCAGACCCTAAATACTCTTGTCAGCAAGGGCATGCTTACCCTTGAGCGTTCAAAGGAGCTGGAGGCCGTCATGCAGAAGCTGACGATTTCTGCAAAGACCTACGACTTAGACAAGGTTACCAAAGGCTTGAACAGCGAGCTTGGAAGACTCAAGGACGAGTACGAGCTGGCCGTCTCTCTCGATGCAGACCCAGAACTCGGAAGCGCGTTTGCTGGCATGTTTGGCATTGACCAGTCGCAGCTAATACATTCTATCGACGAATACATGAGACTTGTTCAGGAGGCTTTCGACAAATCCGTTATAGACATGGGGTATGGAAACAACATCAACCTCGATGTCTTTGCAGCAACAAAGGATTCATGGAGAATATGGGCAATGAACGTCGGTCTGTCAGAGGAGCAGCTTGAAGAGTTCAGCAAGAAGTTCCAAGAAGCGCAAGGGTTCGCAAAGAAATGGACTGAGGATGTTATCAAGCAGACAAGGACTTTGCAGTACAACCTTGCTGACACCAACGGCAAGATTGCTATTAAGGAGAAGGAACTTGCAGACCTTCGTACAAGATACGACAATGAGCAGAACGAAAAGCAAAAGGAGTTGCTACGACTTCGAATACAAGAGCAAGAAAACGCAATTACCGAACTTCGCGCTGGTCTTCTTCAGGAAATACCTGAGTATGCTGCCGTCTTTAACAGCATTGTCGAGCGCAGCGACTATATGACAAGAAAGCTCGTTGCAAACTTAAAGAAGATATACGACGAAGCCAAGGCTCGCGGTACTGATGCCAAAGGAAACTACACCATAGTTGGTGCTGGAGGCCAGACAACTCTTATTGGAAAGAAACAGTTCGAGAAAGAATACGACAAGCTTACAACGGAAGAGCGCAAATCTCAAGCCCCGTTCAAGAAGATAAAGCAGGCATTCTCTAAAGATTCCACAACTGGCCTTGTCGACTGGGCAAAAGGACTTGAGCTTGTTGGAGGAGAACTTGGAAAACTTCAAGGTATTGTTGGCACTTTCGGAAGCATTGCCGAAGCTATAGGCGCAGACCCATCTACCGTAGAGACTATCAACGATGTTGCGACGTCGATAGGAGGTATCTCAACAGCCGCGCAGGGCATCAGCCAGATTGCAAGCGGCGACTATCTTGCTGGTGCGGCAAGCCTTCTTAGCGGTGCGTTTACTGCCATCAGCACTTGGTTTGACAACGATGGAAAGAAGATTGACGAGGAGATAAAGGACTCTGAACTTGCCGTCAAGAAATTGGAAAACC